AACCACATTTGTTGAGGATTGGTAAGGCAATAGATTTCTGGTTTGATGCAGAGACCGAAGAGATAGCAAGAGAGCAGATGGATCTTCTATCTGATAGGATGCTTGCTAATACTGTGATAGAAGATTGGAGTTATGACTTAGAAGAAACTGAAGAGACTGGAATAGGAAATATATCAAATGATAATGCAGGTACATCCAAGCATAGTATATTTGATGCATAATGAATTTAGAAGATTGCTTTTTTATTGCCCTCATTTATCTTGATGAGTTTATTAAAAGAACCCTAATGGGAATATACCTATTGTATATGAAATTTGACTACTGGAACTTTAATCGTAAATTACCAAAATGACTGACAATTATAGAGTAGTTGCATCTACTCAAACTCGTGACCCTTATCCTGTTTATAAGTATTTTGATGATCCAAAAGAATGGACTGGTACAGGAACTGTTAAGATCTCTTGCAAAGATGGTCGAGTTGATGTTACAATAATGGAAAAGGATTCTATTAGGACTCATCATGCGACTGTGTATAGTGATGATGGTCCTGTTAAAACCGTTATCACTGAACAATTTGAACATCCAGCATGAAAACATTAAGTAAAAAACAAAGACATCAAGTTAAATCTAGATGGTATTATATCTTCTGGGGAGCTGCTACCGTATCAGTATTTGCTGGCCAGTTGTATGTGGGGTCTGGATATCGTCAAATGTCAAGATCTTTTAATCGTATTATGGATGCTATTGTGGTAGAGTTAGTACCACCAAGACATCCTATGATGGCTCCAGAGCAATATGACGATCCTATACAATTTATTAATGACTGAAGAAGAATTAGAAAAGGAAAGATGGATTGATGATGACTGTGCAGTTGTTAGTCAGTATTATACTGCAAGGAGAATGTATCCTACTATGCCTTTCTATCTTCAAGATGAAAATGGAGAAACATTTGTATTTGGATTGGACTTAATCTATCAATACATTGGAAATATAAACTACTATCCTGATTGGTAATGAAATCTTTGAAAACCCCTTTACGTTATCCTGGTGGCAAGTCTCGTGCTTGTACCAAGATGGATCCATATTTTCCTGATCTACGTAACTACACTGAGTTTAGAGAACCTTTTCTTGGTGGAGGAAGTGTAGCAATTCATATAAGTAAGAAATATCCTCATCTTAAGATTACGGTCAATGATCTGTATGAACCATTAATAAATTTCTGGGTTCAGTTGCAGACCTTTGGTAATGAATTGACAGAGAAGATAAAAGAATATAAGTCAAACCATCCAGAACCAGTATCTGCTAAAGAACTTTTTCTTAACTCAAAGAAAGTTATTAATGATAGAAGTATTGATGACTTAGAACGTGCAGCAGCATTTTACATAGTAAACAAATGTTCTTTTAGTGGGTTAACTGAGAGTTCATCGTTTTCTCAACAAGCATCTAATTCCAACTTCTCTATGAGGGGAATTGAGAAACTACCTGGTTATTCTGAGATCATTTCTCATTGGCATATTAATCAGTATTCTTATGAGTATTTGATGAGAGAGAATGTTCATGATGGTATATTCATGTATCTAGATCCTCCTTATGATATTAAGGATAATTTATATGGAAAGAAAGGTGAGATGCATAAACATTTTGATCATGATAAATTTGCTGAAGATTGTGACAAATCTAAAATAAATATGATGGTGAGTTATAATTCAGATCAATTAATTAAAGAAAGATTTAAGAATTGGGATGCTACTGAGTTTGATTTAACATATACAATGAGATCTGTTGGAGAATATATGAGAGATCAGAAGCAAAGGAAGGAATTGATTTTGATGAATTATGGTCCAAAGATTAAGTTAAACTTTGATGGTTGTTATAACTATGATAAGTTAAAGAAAGAAGGACTAGCAGCATGAATATAGTTTTCTATTCTTATAAGAAAAGTATTCATGCTCATATAAACGATCATGAACTAAAACGTCTTGATCATAGTATCCGTTCACTTAGAGATTTTAATAATGAAATACCTGTTTACCTTTTTTGTGATGACCCTGCTTTTATTCCCCCTTATTTCCGTCTTAACTACAATGTAAATGTTTTACCATTCGTTGATGGGTTTGATCATAATATGCTTAGTGCATGGTCAATCCATAGATGGTATAACTTAAAATATTTTGAGGATCAATCTTCTAATATTTTGTACTTGGATTCTGATACTATTTTCTATGATGATGTCCAATATATCTTTGATACTTATTCTAGATATGATGTCTATGGTAGAGAAGAATTTGGATTTAGACATGATCCAAACACAGGTGGTGGTAAAGGTATAAGAGAAAAATTGACAAGAGTAGATCAAGCAATTTCTGCTCTTGGTGGTAAGGAATCTGTTTATAAGTATTGTTGTGGTGTGATCTTGCTTAATAACAATATCCATACTAAGATTATTAATAAGTTGGATGAACTAACTGAGTTGATGAACATCTTTAAGAATGGTGCTCAACTGATGCCTATTCCAAACTCACGTATTGTTGATCAGTATGCAGTTTGGATTATTCTTAGTCGCCTTTCTTCTACAGGTGGTATGTTTGGTATACAGGATGTTACTATGGGATATGTTGAGGAGAAACATCAAGAGTTCTTTAATCCTGTTATACTACATTACACCACTAAAGGTGAACAGGAGTTTGCTGAATCAGATCCCAAATATAATAACCTCCTTAGGGATGTTGATGAATTATCAGAGGATATAGATCCTTATCATGTATTATGACAGAACTGAAAGATTGGTTAAATTCTATCAACTTTAATAAGAACAATCTTATTGAGGAAGATCCTTCTGTCATTAAGGATTATCCTCCTTATATTATTAATCGTTGTTTATCAGGACATCTTGATTGTATAATGTTTACTAATGAGATGAATAAGTATTCATCCTTAGATAAAGACATGCAATATATTTTTTATCTAAATACACTTAGGAAAAAGAAGAGATTTTCTCCCTGGCTCCGTAAGGATAAAGTCACGGATCTCCAATGTGTGAAACAGTACTATGGTTATAGTAATGAGAAAGCGTCTCAAGCACTGAAAATTTTATCACCCCAACAATTGGATTACATTAAACAAAGACTTGACACTGGAGGAATGAAATGACTACTTCTACGAAGGAGCCTGAAGTAAGTTGGTCGCAAGATCAAATGGTAGAAGTGCTTCTTAATGAACCTGATGATTTTTTAAAAGTCCGTGAGACTTTAACAAGAATTGGTGTAGCATCAAGAAAAGAAAAGAAATTATATCAGAGTTGCCATATCTTACATAAACAAGGAAGATATTTTATAGTTCATTTTAAGGAACTATTTGCACTCGATGGCAAACATGCCAATCTTACTTCCAATGACGTTCAACGTCGAAATCGTATTACTCAATTACTTGCTGATTGGGGACTTATTAGTGTAGTAAAACCAGACTCTGTTTCTGATATTGCACCTCTTAATCAAATCAAAGTTCTTTCTTATAAAGATAAAGGAGACTGGATTTTAGAACAGAAGTATAACATCGGTAAGAAAGGAAAGACTCAAGAAGAATGACGGTTAACACTATATTATTAATACTTTTGGTTATTGTTAACTATACAAATTTCTATCTTACTCATCTTCATGGAAGGAAACCGAAGAGATTGAGACGGCAATCATCACCCAGTTTTTTAAGGGATCGTGTATAATTAGTAGTGTCGCCGTAAGGGACACAAACTAAACACTCGCTTAAAAAGGAGCTACTATCATGGGTACACTATCAAGGTATCACGCTGAAAATCTTCCAGCATTATTGGATAAGATTAGTAAGAACAGCATTGGAATGGACGATTATTTAAATCGTTTCTGGGATCTCGAAACTTCTTCCAACTATCCCCCTTATAATATCGTACAAGTAAATAATGTCGAATCGAAATTGGAGATCGCCCTTGCGGGGTTCTCGAAAGATGACGTATCAGTCTATACGGAGTTTGGAAAACTATATGTGGAAGGCAGAAAAGAAGAATCGAAAGAGATGGGAGAATATGTCCATAAAGGACTTGCCCAACGGAACTTCTCTAGGGTCTGGACACTCTCAGATGATACCGAAATACGAGATGTACGATTCACTGACGGACTATTGGTTGTAGAACTAGGTAAAATAGTTCCTGAACATCATGCTCGCAAAGATTACTTAGGAGGTGAGTCATGAAACTCACTACACCTTTTAGCATTATTAAAAATGCCCTTAGTGATCTCAAAAGAGTTCCTAAAGAGAAAAAGAAAAAGGTGAAGTCATAAATAAAATTGAGTTCGAGATGGATCAGCACCCTTTACAGGGTGCTTTTTTCTTGCTATAATATATGGAGGTAGTAATCTATTATGACTATTAAGTTAGTACTGCTTAAATCTGGAGAAGACATTATTGCAGATGTCACTGAGATGGCAGTGGGTGAGGAAGAAGAAAAGAGTATTGTTGGGTATTTTCTAGACAGACCTTGTGTTATCAGAATGAGAGATCCAAATCTTCTTGAGGAGAATGGAGCTAAGAAACAATCTGGATTTCAGGTTTCTCTTTTCCCGTGGATTCCTCTTTCTAAGGATACTAGAATTCCTGTTCCTGCCGATTGGTTAATAACCATGGTAGAACCAGCATATAAACTAAAAGAAATGTACATCGAGGACATTGTAAAAAATGGAAATCAAAGTGATAGCACTGACAACAACACAGCAAGTACTGATAAGTCAGATTGATGAAGTCCCTGCAGCAGTTCCTGGTGAACCAGATTGTCAATTAACTAATCCTTTTTGGGTTAATCCTTTGGAAGGAAACATAACTCTTGAACCATTTTTAAATGGTGTTACAAAGGAGGATGCATTTATGATTAGTTCTGATAAAATATTAACGTTGGCAGATCCTACTCCAACCCTACTCGAAAAATACGAAGATCTTATTAAAGAATGAATGATACAAACTATTTTTCCTCATTATTTTTATTCGATAATTAGTCCACCTAATAAGAAAGAACTTATTAGGTCTTTAAATAATGTTGCTGCCTCTTCACTCAATCGACCTGAATGGGCTAATGGATGTGAGATAAGGGTAAAATCTTTAGATCCTCAATCTGTAGGACCTATTTTACAGGATACTCTAGTTACCTATTTCGGTGAATTGGGAATTAATTTTTGTCCTCAAGTAGAACTACTATCTGTTTGGAAGAATACCTATAACAAAGGTTATTATCAAGAGATTCATGATCATCATACTACAGAAGGATGTCATTTATCGGGTGTTGTTTTCTTCGATGATTGGGTAGAGGGTGCTTCTAAATTTTATTTTTATAATAAATTTTTTGCTGAACTACCCACATCTTGGTTGAAGATCGTAAATCAAAAC